GAAAAGGCAAATCATTTCCTGACTGAAAATTAAATAAATCTCCTGAAAGTATAAGATGGTATCCAGAGCCAGAAAAGTAACATTGGAAACTTTCTTCCGTAATGTCAGCATCTTCTAGCTCTAGAATAATACCTCTCAAAATATCTAAAGTTCTTTCATCAGTCCTATCTTGTTTATCTATATCAACTGGAATCTTATCTATATATCTAACTCCAAAGAAGTTTTTTAAACTACCATTTTCATTGACATATTCAACTGCAGATTCATCATATAAATAAACGCTTCTATATAAAGGTTCTTTACCTATATAATTACCAAGCTTATTCATAGGAATAATAATACCTCTATTAAAAGGATTTCCTTTAGCTATTTCGACATAGTTCATAGATTAGCTAATCCATCTCCTGACATTGCTGGAGCATTAGCAACTTCATCTGTTAGTTCTTTAAGGTAACCTTTTCCTTTTAACCAATCTATATCGCTTTTAAGTTTAATTTGATTTGCATCATTTGAAACATAAACTTTAGGCCATACTGTTGTATAAGATTTAGCTCCAGGTTTCTTAGGTTGTTCTTTATAGAAATAAGCCAAATATCTATATGTAGATACAGATTCAATATCACCATCTACAGCTCCTTTATTAAGATAAGAAGCTATATCAAGTATTTTATTTCCATCTTCATCTTCCCATTCACCTTTTACATTAATACCAGCTTTACATCCAATAGCATCAAAGAATGTATATAGTCTTTTAAGAACACTACCACCTGTAATATTACCAGATGAATCTTTTTCAAAAGAACCTTTAATTTGTAACTTTCTACTATAATCACTATGTTCTTGTTTAACTTCTACATCTAAGTATAAGTCTGCCCAATCAAACATATCTGATTTATCTTCAAAGTTTATTATAGCAAATTTACATATACCTGTGAATTTATTACCACCTGTAGATTCTGTGATTTCGGGTTTAAATATCGCCATTACTTACTCTCCTTTTTGTATATATTGTTCCAGTTTAACTTTATCTCTTTGCCTTTTAAATGAGGACTTCTACTACCAGCTTCTAATGATTCATTTGCTTTAAATGATACCATTAAATCGCCTTTTTCATCATCTCTATAGACATACCCAATAGCATCACAGTCTGCCATTAACATATTCTTTAATTTACCTGTTAAATCTAGACTTTCAGGTTCTACTATTGCTTTACTGTCTACTACGGCTCTTGCCCATTTCCTATGTCCGATGATAATTACATGAGGAAATATTGATTTTAGAGCATCTACAGTATTTAAAACCTTTTCTCTTACCAATCCAAATCCTTTGCCAAATGCTAAGTCTTGAACTGCAGATACTGATTCTTCTTGACATACTGTATGTTCTGCCCAAGTAGCTATTTTATCTATAGTATCTATAGCTACATATTTATAATCGTGACCATCTTTAGCTTCTTTAAGAATAGATATTAAATCTTCTCTATTATTAGCCTCCATAACATAGCCATCAATCATATTTGCACCACCTTCTGTATCAATTATCAAACAATCTTCTAATTGACTTAAAGCTGTTGTTTTCCCTACTTTAGGTGCTCCGTAAAGTAACATTACTTTAGGATTTTGAGAGACAGCTTTCCTTTTGACTTTTTTTAACGCCATTAATTGCTCCTTATCTTCTATATACAGAGTATTACTATATATATCTTTATATTGTTTAAGGTATTTATATACCAGTTCTTTGTCCATTTCTTTCCCTATAAAAGAAGCTCAAGAGAGAGTCTACTTGGGCCAAGTCGCCTATTTCATCTCTCTTAAGCTTACTAAGTTAATACTATCTACTTAAACAAACAAGTAGTTTTTTCAATTGACATTGTAGGAAAATGAAATGAGACAAATTCCTCATATGGTTGTGACTTAACTATTTTTCTTACTGCATTAGCTATGAAACTTCCACTCATATTACTACAATAACTTGTTGCTTTCATATTGCATGGTTCTTCGCTACCTTCATCGTCAGGATACCATATGTTTTTATATCCTTCTAAAGTTGGATTTAAAAGCACATATTGTTGATAATGTTCAGCACCCATACGACCATCTATTAAAGCATAAGGTTTTGATTGCTTCCATCCAGTTATTGCTTTTACTGCATCCATTCTTGATTCCATGCTGTCAAAACCTAATATAATTATGTCATTATCGTTTAAATATACATAATTAGAGAACATTTCATCCATACAATTAACTTCTAATGTATCAGGATTAATATCCATAAGCTTTGATTTTAACATATCAACTTTGGCATGTCCTACATCATATTGTGTATATTGAGATACTCCTACATTACCTGTATCAACTTTATCATTATCATATAAACAAAAGTTTTCTGCACCCATTCTGCATAATTGGGTAGCTGCGGCACTACCTATAGCACCGCAACCTAATATATGATAATTATATTGATTCAAGTTATCTACGAGTCCTCTTGACCTCATATTAAACTCCATACCACCCTCCTTGATATAATGCTGCTTGTTCTAGTTTATCTTTGACTATATTATCTTCAAATTCAAACAAATCACTAGGAAACACTTCCATTAATCTTTGATGTAATTTTGCTTTTTTAAGCTTTAGAAATTCTTTCTTTATATTGAAAGGAAGTTTCTTGTCTTTACATTCTTTGTTAATTATTTCAAGTGATTCTCTAAAATCTTTTAATTGAATAGTCCCATCTAAAAAGCTTTCTTGAATACTTTCTACATCTTCAAGAAACTTGTTATATTGACATTCAGTATCAAGACTTTCTTCTTGTTGCCATATATTTGTTTGATTAATATGATTTCCATATTTAATATAGCCATTATGATGATTAACCCATTTATTAACAACAGTTCTTTCTTCACAAAGTTCTTTGTATTGGTTTTTCATAGCCTCAGTAATATTAATTTTTGGCTTATTTCTTTCAATAGTAAGATTTGTATCAACGTGTTGTTCAATTGGCAATCCATTCATTTGCCAGAAACTAACTCTGAATTTATATTCTTCAGCAAGATTAATAACTAATGCCAAAGAGTAGCTTGTATTTTTCCAAGCTTTAATTTCATTTTCATCAGTTCCTGACCAAAATGCTCCCATAGTATGATGTGAATGCCACCAGACAAACTTCATATCTGGATTATTATACTTCATAGCATATTTCATAGTATATTGAGCTACAGCATCACCATCAAGTTCAGTATTAGTTGCGCTATTTTCTTGTTTAAGAATTTCTACATCACTAATTTTGATTCTACCATCTTTTTGTGGTACTGCTGTCATTAAACCAGATATTTCATTTTTATCTTCTTCATAAGCTATAGTAGCCCAGCCTTGAAGTTTATACCAGTCTTTTTCTGAGATATAGAATATATCTTTTAAGTCCATTATCTACCTCCTTCTGAGCTTTCAGCCCATTGTTTCATTATTTCCATCATTTGAGTATCTTTATTACTTTCATCTACTTTAACTTCTATTGTTTCATTTACATAACCATTTTGCAAAAACCATTTATATAAATAAGGTTCTATTCCCTCATTTTCTTTAGTATAATTAAGAAAATATTTAATAAGACCATCTTGAAGCATACGCTCTAATTCATTCCAATCATAGCTTATTTCAGTATCTCCATTATCTAATGTTTTTGATGTTTCTGCTCTCCAATAATTAAAATCACCTCCAGTTATTAATTCATACTGCCTAGAAATACTACTCATAGTTTCATTATTGTCGAATTTTTCTTTAAGGTTTTGTATTACTTCATATATAGCAGATTCCATTATATACCATTGCTCACTTTCAAATCTATCTAATAAAAGTATTGATTGATTATAAAGTGCTGATTCATCTTTCCATCTACATCCTATTCTTTCAAACTCTTTTACAGTATAAGAAAGATGTTCATAATAAGAAGTATTGAATTTAGCTATTTTTCCTTCAATTGAATTATTAATATGAGTTAATATGCTTGTTTTATCGGAAGTTGATAAATACTCTTCACTTAATTCATCAGGTGCTCCTAAATGAAGAAAATGAGGTTGATTGTATGGATTTGCGTGTTTAATATTATAATATTGACCCCATTGTAACAATGTAAATGATGCACTCATTAAATCATTCTTATTCATTGCTGAGTAAAAATCATCACTATATTTATCTAAACAAACAGTTCCATAATTGTTGTTATTATATCTACTGCTTGATGAAATAAATGGATGCATACAATTATAATTATTGTCGCTA